GTCCATTCTGTAACGTCTGTTTGAGTTCTTTTTCATATTAGTTTAAATTTATAAATTATATACATAAATAGTGGAACTAATAACCATAGAAAGATAATAAATGGGTTAGAAGTTTTCGTTATATCTTTAACTTTCCTATTTTGTGTTACTTTTGTGTCTTGTGTTTTTAACTCGTTTTTAGCCACTTTTATATCTTGGACTTGTATAGTGTTGTCTTTTGTCTTTTTGTACCTTAAAACAACGTTTCTGTACGTCTTTCCGTCTATAACGACATCCTTTGTACTGTCTACAGGACATATTGTGAACTCGTCGGTAACGACGTCATTCTCAATCCGTGAGTTTACAGTCTCGTTTGTCACTACCTTAGTCTCTACCTGTGATATCGAGTCTCTCTTGATTTCTTGTACCGCAACCTTTCTTGAACTACAGGATGCAAGAAGCATAAGCATTATTATACACTTTGTAAAGTATAGGGCAGACTCTTTAATCCTTCTGTTTGTCAGTCCCTTTGACGCAACGCCTTTTATCTTGTTCCACTTTAAGAACTCCTTGGCTATGTTTCCATCCTTGGGGTTTGTATTCACTAGTCGCAACAGCGTGCTGTTTTTAAATCCAACCTGGCCTATGTTGTAACAGAGGCAGAACAGCGCGTTAAACTGGTTCTGATTAACTACGGCCTTTAGGTTTTTATTTACTGTATTCTCAAACTTGGCTGCTATTAAATAAAATAGGTGGTACGCCTCGTCCTTTGTTATCTCGTCTCCCTCCTTTACCTTAGAGCCGTCCTCATAGAATGTGCTTCCGAGTCCAATCGTCCAGACTCCTGCCGAGCACTTATATGCCTTTAACTTTAAACCCTCTAGTTCAACTAGTAGATCAACTCCGTCTGAATCAATTTTCATTTTTATTGTTTTTTTCAAGTAGGTACCAACGCCTTGCCGTGTATCCAGTGGCAATTATAAATGCAATTATCTTCATTGCATAGTCAACATTTGAGAAGGTAAAGACAAAATAACTACCCGTTATAATTGACTGCTTCAAATCTAATAGCTTATTAATCATTTCTTTAATCTTTCAACAATTGATGTAATTCCCTCTATTCCTATGTATGCCGTGGATACTATAACCCAGTCTGACGACGTTATGTCTCCAAAAAATAATCCGATGCAAGATACTAAAAAAACTAGTAGTTTTCTAGATATCCATCTGCTCAATATCAAGTCTATCTGCTCCTTGCTCATATCCTGCAAAACTGTGTTTAGGGTTATTTACTACTACTTCATTTATTCCGAAGTCTATTTCTTGTTCGCACATTATATCATAATGATATCCATCAGCAAATATTGGAGCGGTTAATTCAACAAAATTCTCGTCGTATGTTCCGTCTGTTAAAACAATTTTACCTATTTCAACAATAGCGTGAACTCCTTGTCCATAGTTTAGTTCTTCAGTATAAACTCCTTTAGCTAATAAATCAGCTATTGCAGTTTCTTTGTTTATATAATTTAACTTGTATATCATTTTAGAGGGTTGTTAATGTGATACATTCTGTGTCTGTTAAAGCTGTTTTGTAAAGTTGGATAGACTTTAAATTACCATACCATCTATCTCCACCTAAAGGATTTGAAAATTGTAAAGAATCTAAAGTAGTTCCACTAAAAGTATTTACAGTTAAATCTTGATGTATTAATACTCCATTCACATAAATTTGAAATAAATTTGTTTTGTATTTTATTGCAATTTTATTATTATTAGTTTGAATTAAACTAAAATCATTTGATGCTTGAGTAGTTCCTGAAGATATTAGATTACAAGTTGCGAAATTTAAAGCACCTGCAAAAGAAAATCTAATAAAATTATTAAAACTATTATCACTTAAAGAAATTATTCTTGTTGTATTATCATTAGCCAAAGCTTTGACATCAAAAAATATAGTTCCCTCTGTTTGTCCTATTAAACTACTTATTCCTGTTTTAGATATTACATCAGCATTACGAGTTACAGTTGAAGCTATTGTTGGAATTAAACTTGTATCATAAGAACCTAATTCAACTTGTGTGCCATAAATATAATTTCCTAATCCTGTTCCGACATAATCTGAAGTTCCATTTGTATTTGTTATTCCATATAAAACATTTAATGTTGTAGAAGTAGTCACGCCTGTGATTACACATTTATACCAACCGTTATTAGCATTTATAATTTTAGCTGTGTGTGTTGAAAGTACATTTCCAATAGTACCATTATTAATATTAAAATAAGAATATCCAGTTCCCATTCCTGTAGTACCAATAATTAAAAAATTAAGGTCTTTTTTCTTTGCGTAAATGCTTATTGAATAAGATTGACCTAAACTTACAGTTAATGTTTTTTGAACTACGTGAGAACTATTTGTTACAGTATCAGTTAAAATTGAAGAATTTATAAGTCCATCGGGAGAAATTATTGTTCCTAAAGTAATTACAGCATTTGGTTTAAACCAGCTAATATCTGAAAAAGTATTGTTATAAGTCAATAAATTAGTCCTCTGTGGCTCTACTAAAATCGAAGGACAACTTCCGTTTGTGTAATCAATACGTGGAATGTTTAACCTTGTTGTAGTTGGGAAATATTCTGTTGCTGTTGTAAAGTTTTCTAATTGAAAACCCCAAACATAAGCTTGTTTATTACTTCCTGTATAAGTAATATTTAGTGTATCATCTGCTAATGCAATTCTAAAATTAGGAGCAGTACCACTTGTAGCCATTGGACGTGTATAAACAATTCTAAACCAACCATTACCAACACTTGTTATTGAAGCAGTAACATCTCCTGTAGAACCTGAAATTAAACCATCTTGAATATTATAATATACAAATTGAGACGCTAAACCATTAAAAATATTTACAGCTATAAATTTACGACTTATATATTTAGCATATAATGACATTGTATAAGTTGTGCTATTTAAAAGCGGAGTATTTTGAAATATCCAATGCTGTGTACTTGCTAAAGTGCCATCGTCTAAAAGTTCAGCAGTTAACATTCCATTAGGACTTATTGCTTGATTTGCAGTAGCAGATACTCCTTGTCGAACCCAATTAGCAGTATCAATTTGCTCACTATCAGTAAACAAGTTTCTCGGTACTACTTCAATAAATCCTGCACTATTCACTCTTGTTGCTGTTGTAGCACGAACTACGTCCATATCGCCTAAAGTAGTGTTTGGAACTACTGAATATAATTTGCTTTCTTCATAAGCATTTGGAGTAACTATTAAACTCGCTTTATCTAATAAACTCATATCTTATCTAAATTTTCTAATGTTGCTAATAAACAAGATTGTGCTTCAAATATTCCTGAATCAGCTAAAACTCTTGCTTTAAAATTTGTAGTTATACCACCTTCATTTCCTACAATATCTGTTTCACCACTCCAACTAACATAATGTGATTTACCCCAAGATATAATATTATTAAAAGCACCTTGACCCCAACCTATATTGTTATTATTTGCTCCTTGTCCCCAGTCTGACATAATTAATAAACTTTAGTTAATGTGAAATTTTGTGAACGTATTGTATCTCCAGCATTATTAGTTATCCATTCTGCAGTTATATTTAATGTGTTTGAAACTGTTGTGTCAAAAAGCGTACTACTAACTAATCCAAAGTTTACACCTTCAATAGTATTAGAAGCATTTTTATTATAAGTAAATGTTCCATTTGCAAATAATTGTGCTGTACCTGCTGCACCTATTTTAGCTACTGTAAAGTCTAAAACCAAATCAAAGAATTTACCTGTAGAAGTTGCTAATGTATATTGCAAAGCATCTATAATAATAATTCCATTTGAACGAACTCTAAAATGAATTATTTGATTGTTTGCAGCAGTTAATGAACCACACATTTTAGCAGTAAAAGAATCACCCACTTTAAATGCATTTGCAGGTACTGTTAAAGTTCCAACTCCTGCCCCTATTAATGTAGTTTCACCACTTGCAAAAACTATTGGTGTACTTAAAGCAGTTTGTGCATATAAACCATTAGAAGCTAAATTATATACTTCTGCAAAATTATCATTAACTTTATCAAATGCATTTCTTACTGTATCACCAGTACCATCATTTGCAGTTGTTCCTATATTAATTACTTGTATCATTTCTTTTATCTAATTTATTTAAAAAAATTTCTAATTTCTTAACGTTTACTTCTTTCGGTTTATATGTTTCTTTTACACTCATAATTTATAGAACCCATCCTGTAAAATTTGCGTCTTTATCTGGATATACATCAGCATTTGAATTACTATTATATTCAGGGAATGAAGATTGATTAAAAGTCATATAATCAATAAATCTATTTGTATAACTTTGTGCTACATCTCTTTCTTTTTCAATTAAGAAATCAATTTCATTCTTTTCAACTGTTGTACTGTTTTCAGAATTATGTTTAAACACTCCTTTATTTGATACTTTATAAGCTGCATAAGGTAAGAATTCTACCATAGCCCAATGTATTACCATTGGTTTAATATATACGCTTAAAAGCGTTGTATATGGTGCTGCTAAATTACCTGCTACAATTCCATCATTAATCTTGTTATATAGTTTTGTGCCTAAATAATTCTGAATGTGTAATTGCTGTGCTTGAAAAATATACTGAGTATAAATATCAGGGTCTAAATTACCATTTAAAACAGTGAATTTAACTATATCGTTTGTACTTATAAATAAACCTTGCGCCATATCTTATTAATTTGTATATCCCATTTTATCCCAATACTCTTGTGTGTAACCTTTTGTAGGCATATCACTTGGTTTCATTGCTACTTCTTTATCGTTTCTAATTCTATATCCGTATTTTTCAGCAGTTGCAGCACTAATTACTTTGTCTTTTGCATTTGGATTTGTAGGGTCAATTTTAACACCTTCAAAATTAGCATAAGTTCTTCTTAACCATTTATGGTTGCATCGTGCTCCGCCTTTGTATAACCATATAGAATAAGAATCAGAACCTTTTGGTCCAAATCCTGAATTAACAACTTGTGTTTCCATATTTATTATATCTTCTTTACGATATACTTTATCTGAACGTAACATTTTGCTGCAAAATTCACGTTCACCGCTTAAATCACCACTATAAACATATCTTGTAATAAATTGAATTCCATCAATTACTTTGTCTTGTTCTGGACTTTTAATGTTAGGTCTTGCAGTTCCTGTAGAAGTAATGAATTTCCATATTTTAGATAATGTACTTTTCTTTTTATTATTTAAAGTATTAATTTCTAAATCTAATTCATCTTCAGTATCATAATCTACTTCAGTTTCATCAATTAAAACCCATTCATCACTTAATGTTTCTCCTTTTTCAATTAATAAATCTGCAATAGAATCTGTAGATAAATTATGTGAACACATTTTAACACCAGTTTCTTCTTCTGTTGTTTCTGCGTTCATTCCTGATACATCAACAAATTCTAAAGGTTGTATTGTTTTAAAATATAACTTTAATGATATTTTATTAATAGCTAAAACTTCGTCTAAGGCATCAGTTATTTCTAATTGATATGGTTTTATTACTATGTTGTCAAATAATAGTGTAGCAGTCTTTATTTCGTCTGCATTGTTACCTAATCCACCACCTGTTTCACGAATTCCTAATAACATAGGACTTGTTACTCTATGACCTACAATTAATTTTTCAAAACATTCTTTAGATAGATATTCGTAATGTGCAGGAGCATCATTTAAAGGTAAATCTTCAACTGTAGTTTTACTTTCAGCATTTGCATTAAAAGCAATGATAACTTTTTCACCTCTTGCACCTGTTAATTTACCAAGTACATCACGTTTCATTTTATCACGCATTTCTTCAGTAGGAATACCATTGTTAAAATTGATAACTTTGGTTCCACTAAAACCGTTTTGGCAATCATTAATTTGATAATCTGCTATTGATTCTTCAAGCAAAGCATAAGGCAAAGAACCCGAATAATCTATCGGACTATAATAGTCAAATCCTGAAACATAAGGTTTAATTATATAAAGTTCAACTTCGTTACCATTACCAAAACCAAAAGCAGGAATCTTTTTAGGTTCTTCACTTGGCTTCTTTTTAGTCCAATCAGGGAAATAATACCAATTTTCAATCTGTCCTTTGTCATTACATTTTTCTGCTCTTAATGTATGCATAGGAAAATGAAGTATTTGCTTTACTTGTTTCTTTTCCATTACAACTTGCATAGCAGCCATTCCTAAAAGTTTTCTTTCTAAAGCTATTTTCTTTAAATCAGAATCTTTTATAATAGATTTCATTTGTGCATACTCATTTGGCTTTCTATTAGAATCTAAAGCATCTAATCCTTTACCATAAATCATATTAGAAATACCTGTAATAATAGCACCATTTGTAGCACTATATAAATATCTATCAATTAAGTATTGAAAGTAATTATTATCAGCACCATATTCAATATAGTTATTCTTCTTGTTTTCTTGTATTACAGGACTTGTATAAGCACTTAAATTTACAATGGATATATTACTCATATATTTTAAATTCGTTTGTTGTAACGTTCTCTATGTATTGATTCTCATTAACTGTAAAATCTTCTATAACTTGATTTGTACAAAATACTTTATCTTTATAAACTATATCAGAATTATTATAAATAGTAATATTGTAAAATGTATTTTCTTTTAAATCAAAAACAGTTTCAGCTATTAAATAATAATTTTCTAAATAGAAATCTGTTGTTATTGTAGTTTCAATATTTGTAGTTTCATTTCTTAAAACAATTGAAGTAGCACTTAATTCCCTTGGGATAAATGTTATTCTTTGTGTAGCTATTGTTTCTTTTAAAATTATCATATAATATTTTTAATTATAATAAATATAAATAAGAATTGTTTTAATAGTTAAATATTTGTTAAAGTAAATTTTGTATTATAAAGTTTTATATATTTGTCAAAAAAATTAAAAATAAAAATTATGAATGAAAAACAAGAAGCAATTAATTTAATAGGTAAATTTCAAGATTTAGTTTTAGTAAATAATTATGATGAACCTGATTTTGAAAGGCAAAAAAAATGTGCTATAATAGTAATTGAAAAAATATTAGAATTATTACCAACAATAGATTATGATAAACAAGGAGAAGATTATGAATTTTTATACGATTGGTATAGTGGTGATTTAACAGGTGAAAGACAATTTTGCAATAAAATGTTAAGAGCAGATAAAGTATATCGTAAAGAAGATATTGTTGCAATGGAAACGCAAGTTGTTAATTCAGGTTTCGGACCAAAAGGTTCTGATTCATATTCTATATGGTTATACAAAGGCGGAGCACGATGCAATCATAAATGGTTAAGAAGAACTTATGCAAGTTTTGAAACTAAAATTGACCCTACAAATCCAAATGCAAAACCTATTAGTTCTGCAACTGCTGAAAAATATGGTTATAGAATTAGAAACGAAAAAGAAGTAGCAATGAAACCAAGTGATATGCCTACAAAAGGATACACACAAGAGTATTGGGATAAAATGGGATATACAAATTAATAAGATATGGCACAAGGTTTATTTATAAGTACAAACGATATAGTTAAATTCACTGTTTTAAATGGTAATTTAGACCCTGATATTTATACACAGTATATTTTTCAAGCACAACAGTTACACATTCAAAACTATTTAGGAACTAAACTATATAACAAAATTAACGATGGTATTGTAGCAGGTAATTTAGCAGCACCATATACAACGCTTTTAAGCGTATATATTAAACCAATGGTAATACATTGGGCTATGGTAGAGTTTTTACCTTATGCAGCTTATAAAGTATCTTCAAAAGGAGTATTTAAACATAATTCTGAAAACAGTACAACAGTTGAAAAGAATGAAATTGATTTCTTAATTGAAAAAGAACGTGATGTTGCACAAAGTTATACAAATAGATTCATTGATTATATGACTTTTAACCAATCATTATTTCCTGAATATAATAGTAATTCAAATGCTGATGTATATCCTGATAAAGACGCTAATTTTGGTGGTTGGGTTTTGTAATATTATGAGTGTAAAAGAAACATATAAACCTAAAGAGGTAAACGTAAAGAAATTAGAAATTTTCTTAAATAAATTAGATAAAAAGATATGAGTTTAAATTTTTCACATATAAAAGGCGATACATTTGAAGCGGTTAATTTCGCTGTTGTTAAAAATACTGTAGCTTTAAATTTAACAGGTGCAGTTATTAAGATGCAAATTAAAAAAGAATGTAATGGAATATCTATTTTATCTTTTACAACTGTAGCAAGTGCAGGTTTAACTATAACTAATGCTGCTGGTGGTTTATTTAAGATTAATAAACAGATTATAAATATACCTGAATTCAATTATATTTATGATATTGAAATTACATTTTCAAATGGTGATGTTAAAACTTGGATTGATGGTGATTTTATTGTAAAATGTGATATAACAAGATAGTATGCCAGATAATGTAAATATAACTGTAAACGAAACTATTGAAAATGTAGTTGTTAATCCTTCTGTAACTACTGAAGTAATTGATGTTAATATTAGTTCTACAACTGAAGAAATAAACATTGATATAACACCCAATTTAACTACTATAAATATTAATACTATTCCTGGTGGTTTTTATGTACCTTATACAGGTGCAACACAAGATGTAGATTTAGGTTTATTTGATATTACAGCAGCACATTTAATAAAAGATGGTGGTCAATCAAGTCAATTTTTAAAAGCAGATGGTTCTGTTGATAATAATATATATCTAACTTCAGCGGATTTACCTTCTACTTTGGATTTATATGCAACTACAACGGCTTCCGATGTTTCTGGATATACTGTTTTAGTTCGGAATATAAGTGATTCACGTTTTAATACTACAGCGGTTGATGTTTCAACAGGTGTAATTACTACAACGGGTCAATTGGTAGGGCAATTAGTTAGTGATGCGAATATAATATCGGGGAATCCTGGTATTTTTAACATTACAACTATAGGGAATATATCCCGTACAAACGGAACAGGTCAAGCGGAGTTCTTTTTTAGAGTTTACAAACGTACA